TCCGGTACTACGGGGCCGCCGCCACCGCCACCAGAAGGCTTGTTCAGCGGCCAAACCTTCTCGCGAAATATGCCCTTTTGTTCTTCTAGCGCACGCTGCCCGCTGTATCCTGGCTGCCTAGCCATCTCTTCTTCAAGAGAAGGAAGCCCTTGGTTACCCAATTCCCACTTCCTGCGCCACTCATCTCTTACATTAATGTCATAATCAACAGGCTGAGTCAGGTAAATCGAAGCTGTTTCTTTTTCCTCTGGCGTCCACGCAGGCGTAGCTTCTCTTAGCCACTGTCCTCTAGCGGCGTCTTTACCCCAAGTACCCTCGAACATTTTTTTAACATCTTCTGGTTGGTCTTCCCATCTTTCCATTTTCTCTTCTCCTAGCTAGGTGGTCGCCCGTAGGCGGCGCGTCTATTCTGGTACTGCTCCAATTCTGGTAGTTCCGGTACTACGTCCTCTGGGGACATGCCCATCTGTGTCGGCATCACTTCCGGCCTTACGCCGGGTGGTTCACCGCCGTTCTGCGGTAATGGTTGTGGCCCTTGCTCGGCTGCTGCCATCATCTGTGGTAGTTGGCCGCCTTGCCCCATCATCTCTGCCATTCTCTGCTTCACCATCACGTCCACCAGTTGCTGTATCTGTTCTGGGGACATACTCGGCAGGTTCTCCGGGTTAGTCCGTTTCTCGGCTAATTTTACCACTTCTTTGTTTTCCGTGAGCCATTCCTGCTCCGCTGCCTGTACACTGGTCTGCGCGATTTCCTTAGACTGTGCCGGAAGCAGTTGTTCTCTAATCCTCTGATTAATCAGGTCTGGATGCTCGAACTCCAACATCTCCAGGATGCTCTGGTCATCCACCAGCGGTTTACCGTCCACGCCTGGGGCGCGGTATGCCTGCGCTAGTTGTGCCTTCACCATCCTGTCCTGCGGCAGTTCAGGCGTAATGGTCACGGCAACGTGGTTACGTCCGTCCACGTCGTCGGGCTTAATGTCAATCAGCATGGACTTACGCGAACTCGCGCCATACACCTTGGCCGCGTCTCCTGCTGGAACCATGAGGTTTACGCCTTCCATCAGGCCAAACTTCTCAATCAGTTGCAATTTATGCGAGAAGTCCCATCCCATCGCTAGTTCGAGGTTGGTCTTCTTGTCGTGGATCTTGTCCAGTATCTGTGATAAGACCTGCGAAACGGCAAAGCCGGACTGCAAACTGCTCGGTTCCGCGCCCCAGGCTATCTCAGGAATACCGCCTAGTTGCTCGTCTGCCTTGAGCCAGCCCATCAACTGGGCAAGCACTGCGGCGTTGGGTGATGGCTGAATGACCGTCACCTTCGCATCCGGGGGTATATGGGTTTCCACTCCAGGCATACCGGAGTCGAGAATAACGGCCTGGCCTGTGGCAGACTGCACCAACACCTTGGGCCAATAAAATAGGTCTACGCCTGTAGCCAGTTTGGAGGCCGCGGCGTACTGTTGTTTGAGACTGTCCATGATCGGCCCAAGCACGGAGTTGTATGCCCAGCGCATATCCGCTAAGGGCGTATCCATGCAGTGTGCCTCGCAAATGGGAACGAAGCCGTAGTCGTGGCGGTTCACCCAGACGAGCTGCTCATCCACAAGCAGAGCGTGCCATTCCTTGTCCCAGTATTCGACGACCGGCACCTTCTGGTTCTCGTCGTCGGGTAATTCGGGCATCTTGCGCTTCTTACTACCCGAAAGCTCGCTCAATTCCGCGCTAATGTCCCAGACATAACGCTTGTATTCCTTCGTGTACCAGCCCACTCCGTTCTCGCCCCACACGCTGAATACCATGTTCGGGTCCGTAACGATGGTGCGGATGGGCATGGAATCGCTCCCCAGACGGTTCACATCGAAGCGGGTTTCGATCACTCCCCTGCCCCTGAGCAGATACCAGTAGACGAACTTGCGCCACGGGTTCTGTTTTGTCTCCATCATGTACTGGCGCTGGTAACCGAGTAGCCAGTTCTCCAGCTTCGTACACGCCTTTTGTTCCTGTTCACCAGTGCTTCGCGGTATCACCTGCACCTTGGTGGTTGCACGTACATTCAGCAGGGTAAGGAACTTCTCCAGTATCGCCCTTGCTCTGGCCGGTTTTAGCTGGGTTGCCCTGCCACCTGCCGTAGTCTGGTCAGCCGCATCACGCGGGACACTCCATTTGGCGGTAAACAACTCCTCTACTTCTTCAGAGAAGTCTATTGCTTCGTGGTATAGGTCACGCGCAAAATGGTGCTGGTCTAGCACCCACTTGGCGTCACTCGGTTTCTCTTTTCTTGCTGGCATATTATTTACCTGTCTCTATGAATGGTACACCAAGTTCCTCTGCGATTTCCCGCCACCTCCGAGCATCCGGTGAAAGACCTATATATTTGTAGTAATTCGATCGTGTCCTAATAGGTGGCCCGTACACGCCCGCTACGCGCTGCGTGGAGGGGACGGATAACGCCCCAGGGTTTTCCCTTAGATAATCCTGCCACGTATTCAGTCTGGTCTGTTCTAAAGATATTCCTGACACGTCCTCATTGGGTATAGGGATGGAGACAGGCAGCCCTTCTCCACCCCCCGGGAATATAAATGGGTCTGAGCCTGCAGGCATTATTAGTACATGGGTGGTGTATGAACCCTCCGGCCTAAGTCTTACCTCGTACCCAGGCGGCCACCCCGATGGTATTCTCGGCATCCCATAATTCGCAATTACCTCGTTCATGGGGTGCGTTGGCTTCTCGCCGGGTCGAAAATATTGCCCATACGGGGACCCTTCAAGACCCGTGGTGATGAGTTCCTCAATAGGGACATTCCTAATCGGTTCAGGCTCTGGTATGCGTTGCAGGGCGAATTGCTGCGCTTTCACTAAATCGTCCCTCACTGCCTCAAGGAGTCCCTTGGCGTTGGCAGGGGTGGGAGCAGACCGGTATAACTTCCAGGGGATTGTATCTGTTATAAAATAGGCGTTGAAGATTCTTGTAATAGCCTGTCGTAACTGTTCTATGGCCTCGCCTGTGTTCCCAAGGTATGAAGGGTACCGGCGTTTTTCAACTTCCGGTTTGGCCAGCAACTGATTAGTGCGGTCGACGAGCGCGTTGATGCCCTCAAGCTGCGCGGCATGCTGCTCCTCGGTTCCCGGTGACATAAACCTCGCCTGTGTTCCCAAGGGTATCTCATGCTCCCACGCTCTGGGATTAAACCGGATAACCTGCCCCGGAGCGCCTATGACCTCGTGCTTGGGGTCAATCTGTTCTCCGGGTCCTAGTTGTCTCTTGCTGGTATACGAATCCAACCAATTGGCGAACTTTATCCGGCTATGGGGTATGAAGTGCAGCCAGCCGTAGGGCCTGAACTGTCCTAGAGTCGGATGAAACCGTGAAACCGCCGAGGCACTATGTAGGCCAGTCGGCTGTTCCCTTCCGTACTGCCCCCGCTGCAAGAGGGCCTCGCCGCGTTCCTGCCCTAGGTCCATCAACTGAGGTAGGGTCGTACTTCGCGTTACGCCCGGCATACGGGCGGCGGCCAGACCCATACGCTTAAGCTCCTCTTGCGCCCGGTATGCCGCAGTCATTTCCGATGGGGTCAACCCAGCCTGCCTCATCGCGGCAGGCACAGCGGCCGGTGGGATGTAGGCTCTCCCGGTTGCCGCTTGTAGTTTGGTTTGTGCGCTTCGGGCATCGGTCTGGTACTGCTTGTATTCGGGCGTGAAAGCCTCACCGGAAACATATCGTCCCACTGGCCCCTGCAAGAATGGCTTACTGGCCTCCGTCCATATATTGCCCAACCCCTTCGCAACTTCCTTTAAGCCCCCGCGCTGGAAGTCGTGCCGGAGGCTATAACCAGGCGCCTTCGGCTTGGTAAGCACCTGTCTGGGCTGTCGCCGCAGTCCCTGCAAGATACGCGCACTTTGTGGCGTCCAGCCCACGTTGGGCGGTGCGGGGACGACCCTCGGAGTTGGCATGGCTGCCATGCCCACGTCAGGCCGTTGCGGGATGTCTTCCCGGCGACGTATAGGTCTATACGGCATACCTAGCCCATAAACGAGGATAGCAGATTGGCGAGGTCATTGTAGTAACTGCCTGCCACGGTATTGGGATCGCGCTCGGTCCACTGGTCCAGCAATTGCTGTAATCCCGTCACTAGCCCTTCCATACCCTGTGGGGGGGCTTGTTGCTCTTGCATTAATTGCGCCATGAGCCACGGCGGGGGCGCACCTCCAGCGGGGGGCATCGGGCCACCCATTGGGCCTCCCGTTGGTATAGGAGGCATCGGGCCTCCACTGGGCATGTATGCCATATATGCTCCTATAGCCCGTAGGCCATTTCTATCTGCCTGCCGACGGAGTTGCCGACCGGCTTAACTGCATCGCGGTCAACCATTGTTGGTTGAGTAAGCAAATGGTCAGACGCACGCCAAGCCCAGTATACCGCATCTAGCGTGTCATCGTGCGCCGCCTTATCCCCAAAACGGAGCCATTCGTCCTTAAATGTCTTTAAGAAGGTGGTCTGGGCATCACTCACCTTCACTCTGCCGAACTGGAAGTCGGGCAACATCTGGTTTATGCGTTCCGCTTTTCCCTTGATAGCCTTCCTTCCCAGGAGCGGTAAGCGCAGTCCATTCTCGCGCATACGCCGCATCAATGCCTGATAGAACACCTCTCCCCCCGCATTAGTTTCGAGCAAAATGCGCTGGGGCTTATCGTAGGCCGCCATCGTGAACAGGGCATTCTCGGCCTCGGCCTGGTTCACCCTACCGACGAAACCGTCCTCCACCACTAAGACGGGACGGGTATCGACTATCTTGGCGATCGCGAAGTTGTCCCCTTTCCGGTAGCGGGTCCCCACCATCGACTGCTGCGTTATGGCGAAGTCCACCCCGTAAAAGCGGGCAAACTCCTGCTTGATCCATATCTGCGGGAAGTCCGTCAGGTACTCCGCTTTGAGGATGTTACCCCTGGTAGCGTTGGCATTGGCGAGGTACACCAGCTGGAAGTCCACTTCACCCACTTCTGCCCTGCGCCGCTCCAACCGTTCCAACGGCCATTGTTCCGGCCAGTAACTCTCGTTGTCCTCTATGGCCGGATGCACGAATACCTGGTACATCTTCTCGCCTTCCCACTCGACTGAATCGAGGTATCCCACGATGTCCTTCGGGTTCCAGCGCGTCTGCACTATCACCGCATGGGCATCCTCCATGCAACGCGGCAGGAACGTATCCTTCACGAAATCGACCGTCTGAACACAGACAGTCTCACTATTCTTACTCTCACGGTCGTGCAGGTCATCCCCTATGGCTATACCTGTCACGCGCCTTCCGTTCACACTGCTACTGCCGACACCGCCAGAAGCGAGGGTCGGGTCCTTCTTAGCGGCCGTCAGGAGCGCCCAGTCGCCTTCAGATACCGAGCTGTCCTTGACCTCGTAGCCGTCGCGGGACCAGCCGCGGTCCTTGGCCGGAACCACGTTGGGGAAGACCATTTTGAACTTTTCATTAAATTCGATGACATCAGCCACTCGGCGGGCGATATTATTGGCGAGGTTCTCACCGGCACTGCAAATAAGGTTAGTGGTCCAGGGTTTCTTCCCGATCCACCATGACAGCAGTACGATCGAGATTATCGTGGTCTTGGCACTCTCTGGCGGCGCCACAATGACGACACGGCGGTTATCCAGCACCTCTTTTAGCCACTTCTTATGCGCTTCGGCGGGGTCTACACCAAAAACGAGTTGAGCATAACGGCACACGCTCTCCACGGTGTCTCCCCGCGCAGAGGCCGCCATCAACTGTTCTATCTGCTCTTCGGCACTTAAAGAGGCTAAATACTCCAGGCCATCTTCCATGCTAGTTCATGCTAACAACACTTAAACGCAGGCGCTCACATGTCTTTATGTGTTCCATGCCTGCGTACATCACCTCTTCACCGGGCATATCACATTTAAACGGAGGCCAATACAATAAATTGTACCCCAGAGGTAACTCGTCCTGGTGACCTTCGTCCACGATCACGAAGTCGTCA